GTATCCACGACGAAACGATCCGCGAATGGGAGTCTCTTCATCCTGAGTTTTCCGCCGCGGTAAAAAAGATTCGTCAAGCGTGTCGCCAACGTGTTGCGTCTCTCCTCGACGCCCATGCATACGGCGGCATCGAGAAGGGGAACGGCTCCGTCGCTATCTTTATTGCGAAGAACGTACTCGGATGGCGCGACCGCTCGGAAGTCGAGCAGACGGTGAAACAGACTTCGGAAATATCTGTTAACATCGGCGGTGCTCGTCGTCCATCTGAAGACGACGATGGCCCGGGTAAGTCTTAACTTCGAACTGCATGATTCACAGTTGAACGTCTACAACAATCGTAGACGCTTTAACGTTGTGAACTGCGGTCGTCGATGGGGGAAGACCGTACTCGCTGAGGCGGTGCTCGGCGCTAACATCACGACAGGCGATCCGGCCGCGTACTTCGCGCCGACGTACAAAATGTTGATGGACGTATGGCGAACGATCAAAAGAGACTTTGCCGACGTGATCGACGACACGAACGAATCCGAGAAGCGCATCACGTACATCAACGGCGGACAGCTGGACTTCTGGAGTCTCGACAACTACGACGCTGTTCGCGGTCGTAAGTATCGTCGTATCGTTATCGACGAGGCGGCGATGGTGACGAACTTAGAAGAGGCCTGGACGATGGCGATCCGTCCAACGCTCGCAGACTTCAAAGGCGACGCGTGGTTCTTCAGTACGCCGAAAGGTCGCAACTACTTCCACACGCTCAGCGAGCGCGCGCGTACCGACGAGACCTGGAGTTACTTCCAACTGCCGACGTCAGCGAATCCGCATATCGACGGAACGGAAATCGACGCGGCACAACGCGAACTCCCGAACATTGTGTTTCAACAAGAGTTTCTCGCTGAGTTCATCGACGTGCAAGGCGCGCTGGTTAAACGTGAACACCTGACGCATATTTCGAGCGACCGCGTACCTAAGACGCTACGCATCGGTATGGGCGTCGACCTTGCTATCTCGAAGAGCGAGACCGCCGACTTTACTGCGATTGCAGTCGTCGGTTACGATCCGGATTCCGGCCGTCGTTACGTCCTAGACGTCTGGCGCGGCAAAGTCGGATTCCATGACGTCGTCACGACGATACGTCAGTACGCAGAGAAGTGGAAGCCGCAACGGATCAACATCGAAGCAGTTCAATACCAGGTCGCCGTCGTGCAGGATCTTCTCCGGAAGACGTCGCTCCCGGTGAAAGCTATCAAGCCAGACCGCGACAAGGTCACGCGATTCCACGGCCTCCTCGCTCGCTACGAACAGCTTCTCGTCACTCACGTAACCAACCTAGACCCCGAGTTCGAACGCGAACTCCTTTCGTTTCCAATTGGCGCGCATGACGATATAGTCGACGCGCTCGTCTACGCTGAGCTCGCCGCGGTTAAGAACCAAGGCGCGGGCGTCGTCTTTACATAAGGATTCCTATCTATGAGTTTCTTCGACCGTCTACTCGGCCGCGAACAAAAGGCCCTCACTGTTTCCGAGCGCGGCGAACTGCCGGGGCTCGCATCTCTTCAGTACACGAAACACTCGTTCACTCCGGTGACGAACTTCACACAGGCGTATCGTCTGTGGAAAGAGAACCCGGTCGCGCAGGGATGCACACAGGCGTACGCGCTCACGATGCCGGAGGCGTACCTCGCAGTACGTCAGGATGAACAGTTCGTATACGATCACCCCGTGAGTCAACTGTTCGCCGGTTCGTCGTGGCGTCTTAGTATGGCAACTGCCATGACGTACCTCTGCATCGGTGGTAATGTGTATTACCACAAGCTCCGGAACAACGCCGGGGCGGTGATTGAACTCCGTCCCTACTCGGATGCGAACTTCGCGCCAGTGCTCGACGAGTACGGCAACATCCGGGCGTATCACTATTACAACGGCTCGAATACTTGGGAAGTCCCGAAGGACGACGTCGTACATATTCGCGGGTTCTGGGTTGATCCGGCGTTCAGTTACGCCGGCGGGTCTCCTATCGTCCTGGCATCGACAACGATCGAATCGTACAACGAAGCGAGCGGAACTATCTTCTCGATTCATAAGAACGACGCGATGCCGAAGACGCTCGTTATCTACGACGAAGAACTCTCTCCCGATCAGATCAGTCTCGCCGAGCGTTCGTTTAAGCGGAAGTACGGCGGCGAACGGCGCGGAAGCGTTGGCCACATGTGGGGCGTCAAGAGTGTTGAACGTCTGGCGCTCGACTACCAAGAGCTCGGCATGGAGTCGACGTTTTCGCAATACGAAGCGCGCATCTGCGGTGTGTACCGTGTGCATCCAATCATCGCTTACACGTACGCCGGTATCATGTCGTCAACGTACTCAAATGCCGAACAGGCGTCGAAAGACTTCACAGACATGGTGCGCGTTCCGCTCTGGCAAATGATCGCCGATCAGATCAACGCGCAATTCGCGATCCCTGAGTTCGGCGTCGAAGTTGCCTTCGACCTGTCGACGGTCGAAGCGTTGAAGCCGAGCGTCGAGTCACAACAGACGACAGCGATCGCCGCGTTCACTGCGGGCGTGCTCACTCAGGACGAAGCGCGCGAGACGTTCGGACTTATGCCGCTCGGAGCTACTGCGGAAGTTGTAACGGCGTCACGCGATAAGCGAGTGCAGACAAAACGTCTCCAAACAAAACAGTACGACGATATCGACTTTAACCCACCGCAGGCCGTCCGCGAAGAAGCGGCGCAAGGTCTCGAGTGGCGCGAAGAGTTCGGACGCGGTGGAACGGAAGTCGGCGTCGCGCGCGCGCGCGACCTATCGAACGGCCGCATCATATCACCGGAGACGGCGCGCCGCATGAAGGCGTACTTCCTACGACACGAAATCGACAAAGAAGCCGAGGGATGGAACGACGACGAGAACGGGTATCCGAGTGCCGGCCGTATCGCGTGGGCTTTGTGGGGCGGTGATCCTGGCTTCGCATGGGTTGACGATATCGTGACGCGCATGGACGCTGAGGATGCGGAATACGAGGACGGCATCGACAACGACAACGACTCGGAAGGAGGGGAGTCCTCCGGGCTCGCTCCCTTTCGTTCGGATGCGGTAGATGACGCGGTCTTCTTCAAAGCCGTCGACGACATCTCCGAAAAATGGGCTAAGCGCATCGCGACTGCCTTCGCTAAGGAGGCCGCGAATTTAGAGGCCGAACTGATCGGTAACGTCAAGAGCCGCGGCTCTGTCATGACGAAACAGGAAGGCGATCCGTTCGACGTCGAAGAGTGGACGGCGCGTTTCTTGTCTGCAACGGAGAGCGAACGCGAGGGGCTTGTCGAAGAGATGGTCAAAGCCGCGTCGTCAGATGTTGACGCTGAGGATGGCGAGTACGGCAAAGCACGCCGCGAAGGTATCGACGAGTCAAGTCAAAAGATCGCGTCGTCTATCGGTACGATCCGCGAAGACGTCCGCTTCATTCTGAACAACTCGGGCGGCTTGTCCGGCGAGGAGATCGCAGACCTATTGCGTAGCAAGTTTGCAGAAATCAAATCCTCACGCGCGGATGCGATCGGGCGAACGACTGCAACGGCGACGACAGGGAAGACACAGTCGGCAGTTTGGAAGACGGCGAGCGACCGCGAATCCGATCCGGATCGTAAGATCGTACGGCAGTGGGTTTCATTCCCCGGCGCGCGTGATGCTCACTCCGGAGCGAACGGACAATTCGAAGACCTCGATACGGGATTCTTCACAGTCGGCGGCGAAGAGACGGAGTATCCAGCCGGGCCGGGCTTGTCTGCAAAGAACGCCGTCAACTGCCGTTGTATTACGCGGGCACGTCGACGTGCGGACTACGACCGACTAACTACGAGCCCATTGTAGATGGTGCAAAACCAAACCGAGCAAACGACGATCTTCGCTAAACTCCGAGGATAAAATGGAACTAACGAAATCGTTATTCCCCTGTCATATCAAATCAGCGAGCGCCGACGAGGGTATCCTCGAAGCGATCGTCTCCGTATTCAACAACGTCGACAGTGTCGGCGACCGCGTTCTCCCTGGCTTCTTCGATCAGTCGTTGAAATCGAAACTGCCGAAGGGCGTTTGGATGCACGATTGGAACGCGCCGGTCGCGAAGACACTCGAAGCGCGCGAACTGTATCCGAACGATCCGCTCCTTCCGGATTCGTTGAAG